CCGCCGAGCACATCCTCCCCGACTGGCGCCTCGGCGACACCGCGTGGACCTCCGGCATCGTGAACAAAACCTCCGCCCTCATGTATCACCGAGACCGAAACAACGGAATAGGCGCATGGTCGGCGATGGTCGTCGTCCGACGAAACACCCGAGGCGGACATCTCCACCTACCCGAGTACGACGTCGTCATTCCGTGTCGAGACGGCGCCGTCGTGATGTTCCCCGGACCGGAGATCGTCCACGGCGTCACCCCGATCGACATCCGCCCGGACGGATACCGATACTCGGTCGTGTACTACTCAGTGGCGAAGATGGCTCACTGCCTCCCACCGGATGAGGAACTCGCCGACGCTCGACAGTCCCGCACGAACTCAGCGATCACGATGCTCGACCGACAACGCGAACAAGGTTTCCTAGCATGACAACGGACCGCCCACGAGTCTTCGTTTTCACTTACGACCGATACGAGACGATCACTACATCGCCGATGCTCGAAGCAGAGAACATTGAACACGTCGTCCTCTGTCACTCCGAGGAGCAGAAAGATCATTTCATCGAGGCCGGACGAGTCAGACCGGATCGAATCATCGCAACCGGAGAACCCCGAGGACTGGCATACAACCGAAACATAGCCCTCGACATGATGACCGAAGGCGAATGGGCGATGTTCCTCGTCGACGATCTCCGAAGCGTTTCATCAGTGGACACATACGACACTGAACTCGAAGCGTCGCCTCTCCCGATCACGATGGAAAATCAGAGCGAATGGAGACCACGGTTCCGGACAAAAATCTCATTAGAAACATTCCTTGAACGCGCACATAAAGACACCGAGCACGCCGAGAAAATGGGCGCGCACCTCGTCGGCTTTTGCGGCGTGGGAAACGTCCTTTTCCGAACAAAGAAATGGACGTACAACACCTTCGCCGATGGGCGCGCATGGATGGTACAGAAAACCGATCTCCGATTCGATCGCAACGTTCACACGATCGACGACCTCTGCTGGACTGCGCTAAACATTGACCGATTCGGAGTGACAGTGAACGACAACTGGATTCTTCCGGACTGTAGCCGCTACACCGCCGGCGGATACGGGTCAATCTCCGACAGACTCGAACAGAAGATGACAGAGATCGACTACCTCGTCCGCACCTATCCGCACCTAATCACCACACGAGCGAAGAAAGGCTGGCCGGAGGGATCGCACGCCGTCCTTCGCCGCACTCGCTGACGACAAGACCGATGACTGACACGTTCACCTACATCATCGGAATCCCCGGATCCGGGAAGTCGACAGCACTAGCGAAAGCGACCGCTCACCTCGCGACCCTCCCGCTCGACAAACCCCTGAAACACGTCGCGCTACTCGACCCCGACAACGATCACGCCCTGACCGCCGTCGAACTCGGACACCGTCGACCCCTGTTCCCCGGAACTGACGCTCTCTCTCGAAACGTCCAACCTCGCGCCGTCTCATGGATCGCAACCCACCCCGCCCGACATCTCATCGCCGAAGGAGACCGCCTAGCGAACCCGTCGTTCCTCGACGCGATCCTCAACAGCGACTACACCCTCCGCCTCGTATGGCTCGACACCCCGACAGACCTCGCCGCCTCTCGACGAGCCGCACGATCCACCGTCATACAGAACCCGTCATGGGTGAACGGCCGCATCACCAAGATACGCAACCTCACCGACACCTACGAAACGATCCGACTCGACGGCACCCTCGACCCCGACACCATCGCCGCCGAACTCCGACAACTCCTCAACCTCTGACTGAACCGGAGTAACATCACCTCATGGCAAAGACGAAACTCACTCCCGAGGTCAAGGAAAAGATTCTCTCCGCCCTCACCGCCGGCAACTACCAAGAAGCCGCCGCCGCATACGCCGGCATAGATCAAGGCACCTACTACCGATGGATGGAACGAGGCCGCATCGAACGCGACCGAGCCAACGCCGGCGAGAAACCACTGAAAACCGAGACCATCTACCGCGAGTTCCGCGAGGCAGTAGAGACCGCCCGAGCACAAGCAGAGGTACGGAACACCGGCATCATCAACAAAGCAGCGAACGACGGAACATGGCAGGCCGCCGCGTGGTACCTCGAACGATCGCATCCGCAGCGATGGGGACGAATCAACCGAACCGAGATCAGCGGTCCCGAAGGCGGACCGATCAAGACTGAAGTCGACCTCGTCGATCTCGAAGCACGACTCGCCTCTGCCCTCGGACTCGGAACCGACGACATCACGCCGGAGCAGTGAGCACGACTCCGACGCTCGACGATTTCCTCATCTCCCCCGAGTCGTTCAGCCGGGAGGAGAGGTTCTCGATGCTGGCCCAACTCTCACCGGACGAGATCGGATCGGTCCTCCGGATCCTCGATCTCCACGAGAACGCGCCTCGACGTCGGTTCTACTGTCCCGTGCCGGGATGCGATGGCGCTCCGCACGAAGGGTTTCACTGGTGCGATCATCCGATCGACTCGACGGACCATCTCCCGGAGTGTCGACACGCGCGCGCCTCTCAACGTCCCCCCGAAAACGACTGGTTCGTATGGTTGTTCTCCGGCGGCCGTGGCACCGGCAAGACTCGCGCCGGCGCCGAATGGGTCCTCGACCAAGTGTGGAACAAAGGTGCGAAACGGATCGCTCTCGTCGCCCGCACACCGGCAGACGCGCGCGACGTCATGATCTACGGCGACTCGGGGATCATGGCGTGTTCGGATCCTCATCCTCGACCGGAGCACGAGCCAACGAAACGGCGTCTCGTGTGGCCGAACGGCGCGCAGGCGTTCACCTATTCGGCGGCGGCCCCGTCTCAGTTACGAGGTCCTCAGCACGACGCGGCGTGGTGCGATGAAATGGCCGCATGGCCCGACGCGACGAAAGGCGACTCCCTCGACACGTCGTGGAATAATCTCATGCTCGGACTCCGCATCGGTCGCGACCCGAAGTGTTTCGTGACGACGACACCGAAACGCGTGAAACTGATCCGGCAGATCATGGAGCGCGACACGACCACGACCACGACCGACACGACGTACGCGAACCTTGTCAACCTCGCGCCGTCGTTCCGGGATCAGGTCCTCGCCGCCTATGAAGGAACCCGGATCGGCCGTCAAGAACTGTACGGCGAACTCCTGACCGACGTCGAAGGCGCCCTATGGTCCCTCGATCAGATCGACCGACTCCGAGCGGAATGGTCCTCATGACCGCCGACCGGGATCTCGACATCGTGACCGAACTCCGACTCCTCGCCGAACTCGCCGACTCCTCCGAGGTCGGTCTCGTCATGCTGTCCGGACGATCGTTCACTGACGCCGCCGATCAGATCGACGCGCTCCGGGCGCGCCTCATCTCCGCCGAGGTGGAATGGTGATCGCCGTCGACCGTGGAGATTTCACGAGAGTCGTCGTCGGAGTCGATCCGGCCGTCACGTCCGGCGACGCCGCCGACGAGACCGGGATCGTCGTCGTCGCTCTCGGTCCTCACGTCCCGGAGACGTGCCGAACCGAACGATGCTCAGGACACGCGTACGTTCTCGAAGATGCGACGATCCCTCGGGAACTCCGACCGACTCCGGATCAGTGGGCGAGTCGAGCGGTCGAGGCGTTCGATCAGTGGCAGGCCGACCGGGTCATCGCCGAAGGCAATCAAGGCGGCGACCTCGTGACTCAGGTCCTCCGCACGGTTCGCCCCGGACTGCCCGTCACCCGGGTCACCGCGAGAGTCGGGAAACGGACACGAGCCGAACCGATCGCCGCACTGTATGAGCAGGGTCGAGTTCATCACGTCGGATCGGCCGTCGGTTTCGCCGTCCTCGAAGATCAACTCACGACATGGACTCAGTCGTCCGGAGAGTCTCCCGACCGCCTCGACGCGCTCGTATGGGCGATCTCCTCGCTCGGCATCGCCGGCACCGACGGAATCATCCCCGACTTCGTCCCCGTCGGTCTCGGCAAGAGCAACGCGTTCGACCTCGGCGGACTCGGCCGCCTCTGATCGAGTGTTTCACATGAAACACCGCCGGCGACTACGATCGAGATCATGACCGACCACCACGGAAACCCGCTCACCACCGACCCGACCCTCACCGCTGAGCAATGGCTCGACTACGGACTCTCCCGGGGATGGTGCTCGACGTCGTTCTGTTCGACTCACGATCTCGGACCGATCACCGCCGACGAGGAGTCCGCCCTCGACGACGGCGACGACCCCTGTATGCCCGTCGTCCGTCTCCTCTGACCGATGGCGGCGACGTTGCTCCGGCAGAACTCAGAACTCCGCCGAATCCGAGTGTGGAACTGGACTATCCCCGCCGGCCCCGTCACCCTCGACGATGGCCGCCGTGTGAACGCCTGCCCCAACGCTGACGGATGTCTCGCTCTCTGCTACGCCCGGGTCAACTCATACGCCTTCTCGAATGTCAGAGGCGCCCACCTCCGCAACCTCGCCCGCATCCTCGACGACCTCGACGGATGGTCCGACGAGATGATCTCCGAACTCGCTCACCCTCGACACCGACCGAGCGGAGATCCCCGCCTCGACGTCCTCGACACGATCGACCCGGCCGACGAATGGGCGATCGAGTGGGCCGAGGCCGGAGGGTCCGCCGTGCGGATCCATGACGCCGGCGACTTCCTGTCCGACGGATACGTCGAGGCGTGGCTCCGGATCGCCCGAGTGACTCCGGACGTCCTGTTCTACGCGTACACGAAGGAGGTCTCCCGGTTTCGTCGACTGGTCGAGGGTCAAGCACCGCCGAACTTCCGATGGTTGTTCTCCCTCGGAGGGAAAGAGGACCACCTCCTCGACCTCGACGTCGACCGGCACGCCGAGGTGTTCGCCACCGACGACGATCTCTCCGCCGCCGACTACACCGATCAGGAGTCGAGCGACCTTCTCGCCGTCCTCGCTCCGACCCTCCGGATCGGCATCGTCTCGAACAACGTCCCGCACCTCCGCCGGCAGATGGGCGGACAATCGTTCGGGGAGATCCAACGTCGACGAGACGAGCGCCGCACGACAGGACCTCGACCGTGAACTCGACGACGTGGACGATCCTCCTCGTGTTCGAGGCGATCGGTCTGTACGGTCAGTGGAAAGTAGGGTCCGGCCGCTGGTGGGCGTGGGCGATCGTGCTCGGACACTCGGTCCCGTGGTTCGTGCTTCAGATCCTCGCCGACGCTTACGTCGCGGCAGCGATGGCGCCCCTATGGTGGACCGTCAATCTTGCGAACCTGATCCGATGGCGCCGAGATCAGAGTCGA